AAACTATTAAACCAGTTCCTAATGATTTCTTTATAATACCTACTCTTAAAGACTATTATATTTTCAGAGTTACTAATATCCAGTATGATACAGTGATGCCTGATAATTATTATAAGATAGAATTTAAGTTAGAGTATATTGATTCTACTAAGTTAGAAGAAATAGAAAAGCAGGTATTAGATGAGCATGTTTGTGTATTAGAGAATATTGGTACAGAAACTAATTGTATTATAGAAAAATCTTCTTATAATAAAATAAAAGAAATAGAAAAAATGTATGCTGAGATTAAAGATTTATATATGGCGATGTTCTATAATGATAGGCATAATGTATTTCTTTGTGAGATAGAAGATGGTAAACTTTTGTATGATCCTTTACAGACATACTTTATTAACATACATAAATTATTTAATGATAAAAATGATTTATCTACTATAATGCTTACAGACCAATATGATGACCCTAAGAGAAAATATAAGTATGCTAAATCTGTTTATAAGTTCTTAGAGACAAAAGATATGAAACTTCTCTCTATGTTTAAATATACTACAAGACCAGGAACATCTATAAGGGAATCCTCATTTAGAAAATGGCATGACAGAAATATAGAAGTATTAGATACTCCAATGGTAATTCCAGATGATAGTAAGAGTATATTCTCTCAAGATTATATGGAAGCTATTAGATTAAATGCTCCTGTAGAATCTGATTATGCTGAATTAATACAAAGATATGTAAGAGGAGAAAGATTAACTATTAAAGATATTAATATGGAATTGGATACTGAATTAATTTATCTCAATAATAGTATAGAAGTATTTTTCTTCACTCCATTCATAATGTATATAATAAGAAAAATAATAGAAGCAGAGTTGCATGTAGAAATAGCAGCTTAAAGCGATATATGAAAGATGATGTAGTATTCGTCTTTCATATATCTATATTTTATAAATATAATATCTATACGTAATAATAATATTCGTAAAAATTGGAAAGGAGACTGTATGGAAGAAAAAATAATCAGTAGAGAGGAGCGAATAACTGATGTTGAAACGAAAGGTAATATTACTACATTTAAGTTCGGTAGGAATAGGTGTTCGTTAGAGAGTGAGGTATACGACGACAATACTGAGGGATATATCTTAAAGTATAGAGAAGTTGTTGTCGAATGGGGTAGAGTTAACGGTAAACCATTTAAAATAATCCCACCTACATTCAACGGTAAACGAAGATTTATAGAAGCCTTTCGTAAATATTTTGGATATGACTTGCATAAGATATCAAAAGAATATCCAGAAGACTGAACGATTAAAATGAGTACTCTGAAATTAATCAGAGTACCCATATTTTTTTTATTTATTTATCCACTTTCTTTGCAATGTTTGAAAGAACTGGAGATTTAGACTTTCTAAGTCTATTGAAGTAAACCTTCATTCTCTTAACTGCCTGACCATGATATTTCTTATCAAGCTTAGCTCTAAGAATCTTTCTAAGTCTAAGAACTTTCTTAAGCTTTCTATAGTCAGAATCGTTATTTGCAGCTGCACATACATTGATAGCAAGTGCATAAAGCTGCTTCTTCTTTGACTCAGCATCAAGTCTGATCATCATAGGCTTATTGTATTTTGCTTCTGAGAAATAATCATCATTATCTGAATATGATTCAATTATCATATTTACATCAGCATCTGTCATGAATCCTTCTCTCATAGCAATATCAGCTTCATTCTCAACGAAGTCTCTCTTCTCATCAGCATTAAGCTCATCATTCACAAGAAGTGTTGTAGCTGCCATTGACATCATATCATCAGCTTCCATTTCTGCATCAGAGCTAAGCTCTTCTTCATCTTCTTCATCTGAATATGCATCATCAAGGTCTCCGCTAAGCTCTCTATCGAGGTTAGCAAGCTCCTCATCATCATACTCATCGAAATCATCAAGGCTGCTGATATCTGAAATATCATCTGTACCTACATCAGCACTATCGTCTTCATCACCATAGCTGTCATATCTTCCAGAGAATGCATTTTCTGCATCATCTTCATTATAACCAAAATCATCATCTTCCTGATACTGCTGATTTGGTTCAACACCATCAGCCTTAACAAATGCATCATTTGGCTTTGAGTATTTATCTATATCATCAGCTTCAAACATGTATCCTGACTTAGATGGTAGTGGTCTTGAAAGTAACTCATCAATTCTACTCATTGTAGTAGTTCCACCTTTCTTAATTCATAATTATTTATCTGTTTTGGGGTTTAATTAATTTCGATAATCAATTCATTAGTGTGAACCCAATTATCACGATTATAATCATACCCTTCTTTCCACTTGGTCACAATAGTAGTATTTCCAATCTGTAAATACCCTTCTGTATGATATCTCTCATTAGTCGATTTATCCCATATAATACCTCTGGCATAACCAGTAGTATGTTGATAATCTTCTATAAGAAATTGGTATTCTTTACCATTGAATTCTACTATATGTGTATTCAACCTAAATGCATCAACAAAAGATTTTACCATATATTTATCTATACCTTTCAATAGTATAAATTTATCTAATTGTGGTATAATTACTTGATATATCTGATAATACAGGTAAATAATTCGAAAGATAAGGTAGGGTTTTATAATGGAACAAAACTTATTTATTGAGAGATATGTAGCATCTATGAAAGATGTAATGATAAAAATGAATCCTGATTTCGATGAGGGTTCAATAGAAGAAGTTATAAGAGATACAATATCAAAGAAAATACAAAATCCAGTAGTAACTCTGGATAATAATTATACCCATGAAAGTAGAGAAACTAATTTACTTTCAGTTTTGAATTGGGTGGAAGGAAAGAAACCGATTATATGTGGTAATGCTGCATTTTATAAAAATCAGAATGATGCAATAAACCCAACGGCGGTCATGTTAAATAACTTTGCAATACAGCGAAGTAATTATAAGAAACAGATGTTTTCTATTGAAGATTCATCAAGTAATGAATATAAAGATTTTGATAGAAAGCAGAATAATGAGAAGATAAATATGAACTCATATTATGGTGGTAGTGGATTGCCATCTTCACCGTTTTATAGTAAGTATAGTGGACCAGCTACTACTCATACAGCTCAAGAAATAATATCATCAGCAGAGATGTTATTTGAGGGATTATTAGCTGATAATTATATCTTCTTAAATACAACAGAATGTATAGATTGGTTAAATACTGTTAGTAAAGATTTCAATAATACTTATTGTGATGATTTTATTAAACCTCATTTATTAACAGAAGTTGCAAATAGATTATGTGATGCAACATTAGAACCAACTGATAATTCATATGAAACTTTATGTGATTATTTAAGTAGTTTTAGTGTAGACGAGATATCAATGCTTTATTATAAGAATAATATATTTGATTTTATTTCAGACCATGAAGAAATAAAATCTTTAATATACTCAATATTCTATAATGTAAGTAATTTAGAGTATGTGGATAAAAATGATAAAGATTGGTTATATGAGATACCAGATGAGTATAGAGATAAATTTATTGATAAAACAGCAAAGGATTGGAATAAGTTTGTTGATAAAGAATATTTCTTAGACCCAGCTAAACCACCAGAAAGTATATCAAATGAATTATTTAAGTTAAATGAATATATGATGAAATATGTATATTGTAGATATCTATCAATAGATAGAATTTATAGACATAGAAATTTTAAAAGAAAAGTAGTTACTGTAATAGATACAGATAGTAATATCTTATCAGTAGATACATTAGTAAATCATATATTTGATTTCATAGATATATCTGGTTTTGGTAGGTCTAAGACAAATAATGAATTTATTTGTATTAATACTTTAGCATATATAATTTCTCATGCTATTGAGAATTTATTATTATACTTTGGAGAATCTTCTAATATACCAGAAGAGTTTAGACCAACTTTTGTTATGAAGAATGAGTTCTATTTCTCTAAGTTAATAATAGGAAGTGCTAAAAAAAGATATATTACAAAAATTCTATTAAGAGAGGGTAACTTAATGAATCCTCCTAAATATGATATTAAAGGATTTGATTTTAAGAAATCAACTACTTCAGAATATTGTGAAGAAAGATTTATGGGATTAGTTAAAAAATACTTAATAGAGAATGATGGTGAATTTGATATAAAGAGAATGCTTAAAGATGTATATGTATTCAGAAATGAAATAATTGAGTCTATTAAGAGTGGAGAGAATATTTATCTTCCAACAGCTTCTGTTAAAGAAATGGCTTCATATGCTAATCCATTTTCAGAAGCATCTGTTAGAGGAGCATCTGCTTGGAATATAATGAATCCAGACCAACAGATAGAAATACCATCAAGAGTAAGTATACTTAAGTTGAATATATTTAAACCAGCTGATATAGCTGAGTTAGTTTATACTCACCCACATGAATATTCAGTAATAATGAAAGAAATATTTGAAGATACAACAGGTATGTTTATTCAGACAAATTCAAAGGGTATAGAAAAAATAGTTGGTATGAATGTGATAGCAATTCCTCAGAATACAAAGATACCAAGTTGGTTAGACCCTTATATAGATTATACAACTATCGTTAATAATATATTAAGTCCGTTTGTACCAGTATTAGAATTATTTGGTGTAAAGACTTTAGAAGAGGGTAAAATGTTTGGTGGTATAAATAGAAAGACTAATTCTATTTCTAATATAATAAGATTTTAAAGGAGAGAGTTATGGAATTATCAAACAACTATAAATTATTCATAATGTATACTACATATCATGATATATTTGGATATGTTGTAGAAAAAATACTTAATTTCAATAATAAAATGGGTAGATTAATAGAAAATAAAGAAATAAATACTTATTTTATTGAATGGAATAATAAATCATTAACTGCGGAAATTCGTATAGATGATATAAAGAATAGTGTTTCAAATTTTAACAGAGATAATGAAAGTGATTATAATTTAGCTAAGGGATTATGTATATTAATCGATATGGATATAAAAGATTTTCCATTTAAATAAAATCATACAGGAGGTATTATGAATACAAGAATATTAGGTCTGAGTTCAAAGACTACTGTAATGTCTGATATTGTTGTAACAACAGCAGTATTTACAAATAATAAGAAGACTGGTAATCTTCTTGCATCATTATCTAAATCAGATAATAGTATTCTTATTCTAAGTGTAACTTGGAATGCTTTTACTTTTTATAAAGATACTACAGCTAAAAACTCAAGGGATACTAATAATTTTACTATTAATGAAAAGAATATGATTGAGGAGTTATCCGACTTAACTTCAATAAATATAACAGACTTTATTTATGGTTAATATTGTAGAGATATGAGATTTTTTCTCATATCTCTATTTTATTCTTTGAATCATATATCATCTATTTGTAACTAAATAAAATTATTTTAATTTGGAGGTAAAAGATATGATTGAAGTTATTGATGAAGTTCTAATCCCTGGTGACCCTGGATATATTCACAGGTTACTAAATATCAGGTATAACGGATTAGAAGGTAAAGTTGTTTATCTAAGACATGATAATGATTTTAGATGTGATGTGTACTTAGATAAATTCTATAGTCATTTTGGTAATCTTGTAAAGTTTGAAGAATTACAGACAAACTTCGAATATTGTGTATTTGAAGGGTTTATTACAGGATTGGCAGAATTATTGGGGTTTAATAAAATACAGTTTGAAACTATTAGAAAGGGGATAGAACTTGAGCGAAGCATGCGATACAATCAAATCATTGACATCGTTAGAAGAGATGTATAATGGTCTTGATTCAAAAGAAGTAATGGGTAGAGCAGTTAAACTGCTCAATAGTAAAGATTTTCAAGATTTTAAAATTAGCTTATTCAAGAAGTTAGACTCAGTAGTAGATGATATGAGTATGAATATGCTGAAGTATATTTTGAAGATATGCAACTCGATTTATAACCATACTAATTATGGTACTGGTCTTACTGATTCAGAATATGATTTACTACTTTCCCACTATAATATGGTAACAGGTAAAGATATTATTACTGAACCAGAATTATCAAAAGATAATACTTCTAATCATTCTTATAAATCTTTAAGAGGTACTATTGATAAGATTTATAAGATTACTGATGAAGATATTATCAAGAATAAATCTCAGTCTACTATAGAAGATTGGATTAATAGAATTCAAAATAGATATAATGATATTACTGGTAAAAATATAAACTTATTAGAAGAAGAAGTTTATGTTATGCCTAAGTTTGATGGAGTATCTTGTATATTTGAATGTGATGGAAATGGTAATGTAATAAAAGCATTAACCAGAGGTGATACTGAAAGGAATATAGCTCAAGACATCACATCTATGTTCCGTGATGTATTTGTAAGTCATAATTACGATAAACCTCATGGAGTTAAAACTGAGATAATGATGACTGATGAAAATCTTGAAAAGTATAATAAAGACCATAATACTAATTTCAAGAATACTAGGTCAATAGTATCTGGAATATTAAATAAGAAAAATCCAGATATAGAAGATATTGAGTATCTCACTATAGTACCTCTGAGATACTCTTATTTTGAGAATGGTGAAGAATCCTTACAGTTTATCCCCAAGGAATCCTTACAATATCCTCATATAACTTGCCAGTTAAAAGAGTTTGATAAGATTCACCAGTTTGCTTTCTCAAATAAAACTGTATTACCTGGATTAAGATGTGATGGTTGTGTTATCATTCTTACTAATCCAGAATTACAAAAGATTCTTGGTAGAGAGAATGATAAAAATAAATATGAAGTAGCTTTTAAATATACAGAAGAAGTTGCATATTCGAAAGTGAAAGATATTAAATTTAGTGCTGGATTATTTGGTAGATTAAATCCAGTAGTAGAATTTAAAGAAGTTACTCTAAAAGGTAATACTATATCAAAAGCTTCTTTAGGTTCTTATAAGAGATTTAAAGAATTAGAATTATGTAAAGGAGATGTAATAAAGATAGCTTATGATATTATCCCATATATTACCTATGATGAAACTGACCCTGGCTGTAGTAGGAGTGGTAAGCTCCCTATTGAAGCTCCACAGAGTTGCCCAGATTGTGGGTCTGATTTAAAATTAGAAGAAGATAAAGATGAAGAATTATCTATCTTACGATGTGATAATAAAGACTGTTCGTGTAGAGTAAAAGGAAAGATACTTAATTATTGTATAAAGATGGATATAGGAAATATTTCTTATAGTACTATAGATGATTTATATGAAGCTGGTTATTTATTAACTATTAAAGACTTATATTCATTAAAAGATTTTAGAGATAGTATAATAAAATTAGATGGTTTTAATGAATTAAGAATAGATAATATTATTAATGAGATTGAAAGTCATATGGAATGTGATTTACCAACTTTAATGGCTTCTATAGGAATAGAAGGAGTATCAACTAAAAAATTCCAAGGTATATTTGAATATATTAGATTAGATGAATTATTAAAATTCTCTAAGGAAGAAAATATAAATGTATTTGTAGTAATACCTGGTATTAAAGAGAAAACAGCTCGTAAGTTAATAGATGGATTAAACGAGAATAGGGAATTAATAGAATTCTTACTAGGTAATATTACAATAAAAGATTCTGTAAAACCTAATGTAGATTTTACAGTGTGTTTTACTAAAGTAAGAGAAGATGATGAACCTGGTCTAAAAGAGTTCATTGAAGAACATGGTGGAAAGATTGATAATGACTCATTCACTAAGAAGACTGATATATTAGTTATTCCATACGAAGGAGTTGTATCAAGTAAGATAAATAAAGCTGTTAAATATGATATACCAATAATTACTATAGATAAATTAAAAGAATATATTCAGAACAACTTTTAATAAAAGGGTGCATCCGAGCTTACGGAACTCGGATGCAGAAGCAACAATTTATTTTTCAAGGAGGTTTTATGTCTTTTTCGGAATTTTAGACAAACGTAGTCACAGGAAAGACAGTGACGAGCAAAAAACAGGAATTTACTTTGTGTAAGCAAATACTTTTTGCATTTAATTACTTAGTACATATAAATGCAGGCAAGGTGTAGTAAACGGTACCCACATTTATAATTATGTTGTATATATAGCAGTCGCTAATTATG